AAGGTTCTGGTAGTGAAAATGAAGACGGTGAGGAAGAACAGGAAGGTTCTGGTAGTGAAAATGAAGGTTCTGGTAGTGAAAATGAAGGTTCTGGTAGTGAAAATGAAGGTTCTGGTAGTGAAAATGAAGGTTCTGGTAGTGAAAATGAAGGTTCTGGTAGTGAAAATGAAGTTTGAATATAATTTAATTGAAATTCAATTAAATTAAGTGTAACCGATAGAATATAGAACATAAGAAAATATTGTTGACGCAAAAACTAAACCACTCTTAACTAGTTCTTTATTTCCAGACAAATATCCTGAGCAACATAACAAAAAGACACATATATAATTATGTAATGGTATACTAAAGATCCATGGCTGCTCGGCATGCCACCAAATATCTTTTTTTGTATACTTTGACCAACCAAATCCGGGATTTATCATGAACCACACAAAATCTTCAATCATGAACCACCCTACGATGTAAAATAATATTTCCCAACTATTTCTCCCAAAAAGAGAATATGCAATTGTTGTAATAACAATTATGTTCATAATAATATGATACCATGTAAATTTTGTATTAAAAAACTTTTTACTTGGTAAATTCTTAGCCCATCCGCCATCTTTTCCCTCAATTTCAACTTCCATATAAGACCATAAAACAGCGTACAGACTTATCCATAAACTAGTACTTAACCACGATGGAGTCATTTGTTATTCATTCTCTTGTTTATAAGTATACTCTCTTGTATTCACGCCTACCTTTCTGGTATTTCAAGATATACTTTTTACCATCTTTAGTTTTGTGAACTTTTCTCCCGGGTTCTTTTCTTTTAATTTCTATCACAACTTCCTTTCTCCGGCGCAAGTTGTAGCTCTTCCTCGGTTTTTTAGTTTTCTTAGACACACCAACTGTTATCAATATCATTCCAACAGCTGTTAATATAGCTCCTAATATCTGTGATGTGGTATTACCGTTGTTTTTAATCCACTGATTGTCCAATTTATCTAGTTCTTTTTCCCACCAATCTTGATATGCTGTACTTGCTAATACTAAGAACACACCGGGAGCCACTAGGAATATGAAGCTTAAAATTATCATTACACCGTCCATTTTTATATAATAAGAAATTGATTTTTACGAATTAATTCTCACGAGATAGAACATGACATCAAAAAGATCAAAAATTGAAACGAAGCGGAATAAAGAGATTTTCGTCGAAAGACTAGTCAAAGAAGCAGTGGATACAAGTTTTCTTGGAGTTGTTAAAGGCTCTAAGAGTGAGATCCTGAATATGCTACAGAGTAATAATCTTTCATACGTCATTGCATGCCCGGTTCGAGTTACTGATACGAATTGTCGTAATAAGAATCCGGCTTACGGAATTACCAACGGGCATTTCAAGCCCACTAACACGAGTTATTATAAGTCGGAGCGACAAAACTGGATTATTGATGCGATCAGAACAACTTTCCTGGACTACGACCCGAGTATTCAGTATGATCATGGGGATATTAGGAAGATGGTGTGGTACAGATATCGCCAGGCGCGGCGGTACGTGTGTGAGGAAGATCTGAGGCGCAAGCGCGAGAAACGTCAGAAACGGGAGGCGGCTGAAAAGGAGATGGGACGTATCGCCGCCCGGAAGCGAGCTGAAAAGGAAGCTCAACAGTATCTAGATCTTGCCTCTAAGAATGAGTATAATTATTATTATGGCACTGGGGCGAATCAGGTCCATATTACTCGAAATAGCACCGAGAGTAATAAGGAGTGGGGTATGAGATGCTTCAACGCCAGGATGAAATACGATCAGCAAGTCAAAAATGCAAAGGTAAAAGAGAATCCCAACGAGGCAGCTCTTGTGAGACTCGGGCAGTGGATGAGGGAGAATCCTAATTACGGTGATTACGGTGAGGATCGGGCAAGTGAGCAAGTGAGATTTTTTCGACCAGATCCTAACGACGCTCTCACCAAGCGTTATAAAGTGCCTTTCCAACATATACATCACCTTCTCTTTTGTCTAAATGATCAAGGTATGGGTGGCAGAGTAGAATGGAATGCTGGAAAAAAATGGAGAAATACAACAGACAAAGTTCACACGGGTGTTGGTGTGTATGCGACAATCGAGTGGCCCAGTGTAAACAGTGAAGGTTTCCCCTCGCACACGCAGATTGGGTATTCCACCACTGGAAGGCAAAAAGTAAATCCTAGTGGTTCTACTTGGTCTAAGCTCCAAGGAAATGGCCGAACTCCATCACCTTTTACCATGGAGGTTTGTGGTATACTAGACCCACCTCCTCTTAATGGTCCAGAGGATCTATGGAAGATCGAGAGAAATCACCAGTTCACTCTGATCTCCGGAAAGACGAATAGTGTACACATGATGTTTCCAAAGGAATTCTCACAATTCGAGCACATGAATAATGCAAAGGGAACCAGTCTACGAGAATGTCGTAGATTCCCGGCTGAGGCTAAGATCACTAATATCAAGGTGTACATTAGAGCACAGAATCTAATCCTTGAATTTATAGGTGTGACTAAGAGTCCGGTGGAGAGTGAAGCTTGGAAGGTTATGGTGTCTGAAAATTATGATAATATTGCAAGATACTTTTATGATCTCAACGATCAGGCAAAACTTCGACGCGAGGAGCGAGAAGCCAAGGTTAATGACGCGTTGGGACGAGTAAGAGCGACTAAGGCTGCCAACGCAGCAGCTGCTAGGGAAGCCGGCCTGAGAAAGAAGCGAGAAACCACGGTACCAAAGCCGCCAGTCTCGGAAAAGATTCAACGACTTATGGATCTGATGAATCTGAAGGAAAGAGGAGGCATCACCACAGAGGAGTACAATAAACTCAAGTCGGAACTAATGTAGGCATCTTTTTACGCTAAAAAGCATAAAAAGATTTAAAAATATTAAGATATTAGAAAATGTCTGAAAAGAAAACATCACCCGAAACTTCTGAAACTACCCCAGTTCAAAAGCCTGTTGTAGCAGGTCCAATTGAGACACAGCAGCAAGCACTTCAAGTACTCGTGTCTGGTCTTCAAGTAGCTCAATCTAGAGGAGCATTTAAGATTGAGGAATCCGCAAGGTTGGCAGAGGCTATTAAGCTTTTTCAACCAGCTGAAGAGGATAAAAAGCCGGCAGCTGAATAAATAAAATATGTGTAATCTTAATTAAATATTTAATTAAGATTTTAATTTAGGTCCTCTTATTTACCATAATCTCTTTTGGATCTCATCAAATTTCCTTTGTTTCCTCCTTACTTTTTACGGCATTTTCCAGAAACTGGATCTCTACCATACTTACATTTGCGTAATTTGCGGGATGCTTTACGTTTAACACTCTTCTTGCGGGATGCTTTACGTTTAACACTCTTCTTGCGGGATGCTTTACGTTTAACACTCTTACGTTTACGACTAGCCTTACGCTTTGGCGACTTACGTTTCACACTCTTCTTCTTACCTTTTTTGTAAGCAGCGGAGATAGCTTTAGCATTGGCACTGAAAGCTTTTTTACGAGCTTCTTTGGATAAATTTTTAAGGGATTTAAGTTTCAGTCCTTTGACTTTACCAGCATATGCTGCCTTTGTAAAAAGTGCATATGTAGAAGCTTTACGAGAAGCTTTACGCTTCACACTACGGCGTTTACGGGACACTTTTCTGGATACTTTTTTCTTGACTGAGCGTCTTTTTCTGGAAGCTTTGCGGGCAGCTTTACGGCGACTTTTTGCGGCATTTTTCATTGCCATCATTAATCTCATTTTGAAACTATTAGCAGACATTTTTCTTATGAGCAATAATATTTTTTTAAACTTTTTCTGATAATTGTTCCAATGCTTTCGCCAAAGATCTCGCGCTGTTGTGATTTTGCATAATCGTTGTCAAAATACCACTATGTACTACATTATAGATGACATTTGAAGATTTTTGACCTATTCTATTAATTCTACCTTCTATTTGAGTCCTAGTTGCTTGGTTAGATGGATATACACTACTAACCATCACGCTGCATGCAATCAACGTATAACCTTCAGCTCTCCTGATAGGTACAATAACTATTTTGTAATCCATTCCTGGTTTTTTGACTTCTTCACTGGTTAAGTACAAGCTATCTTGTGATCGCAATACAAACATATGTTTTTTAGCAACTCCCGAAGCGAGAAACATTTCTTCTAATACTTCCTGGTGCTTGGTATCTTTAGCAACTACCATCACACGTCTTTTAGAAGCTACATACTCATTGGTCAGTTTAACCATTTCGCGACTAGATGCTTTGTAAGAGATTTCGGTAGCAGTTCTCCAATCTTCATACATAGGATTTGCATTAGTTCCCCCGAGTGATAACGGTACTAAAGATTGATATTCCGCTTCTTCACTATCTGTCATTACAGCAAAACTCTCCGTTCTTTCTACCTTAACACCCGTATTAGCTGGCTGTGTTATCATATCATTAGCAGCTACCAAATAATTACTAGTATTTACTTCAAAAGATGATATCATCTTCAACCAGGCTACTAATTTATATGTTTTGGAATCTACAACCGGGGTACCCGTAAATGCGATAAACTCGTTAGCAAGTCTTGCTATACTTAACGAAACACTGGTTCTCTTCGTATCGTTCATGTTTTTGTGTACTTCGTCAAATATAATCAACGCGTCAGATGCTATTTTTGATAATTCTTCTTCACATTTTCTAAGATTTCCGTCAGAAGCAATAAGATTAATTCTATTTGGCTCAGGTGTACAACCCTGAACTACTTTAACACCTTTAGGAAATTTACGTCCCTTGATATTCTTGAGAGGTACTAATAGAGTAATATCGAAAGAAAATTCCTGTATCTCTTTGACTACACTTGTCATAGCTGATTCGGGTAATGTATACACCACGTATGTTGGGAGTTCTTTTTGACTTATCAACCATTTTATGTAACTCAATACGATTAGTGTCTTCCCGAGACCAACTTTCAACCACAAAAATGTACCAGTATTCCCCATATTGTGATTTTTCTTCATTTCTTCCACCGAGTCTTCTTGATGTTTCCACAATTTTCTCTTTGATTTATCAGTTACTGCTTTCCATTTACTCACCCCTGGTACTTGTTTAGTAATATAGCTTTTTATTTTACTTGTTAAATGCCATAATAGTGGCCCAGACGGAACTACAAACTTTCCAGGCTGACCATATTTAGGTCGTAAAGCTCCTGGATACAATTCACTCAAACTCAATAAAAACTGATATACAGCCGTATCATCTAATATCACGGCATGAACTACACCTCCTCCGTCACGACTCACATTATTCATCTCGACGGTTACACTATAAGTACTTATAAATGTCAGAGCGCGTCTAATCACATTACCCTCGATTTTTTTGAGTAACTTATTTAACGTTTTATCACAATCTTTACTTACCCCGGTACCCATTGTAGAGATTTGCTTTGTCATTTTAGCAATCTTGTTTTTACTTTCGTTAACCGGATGTACCGGATATTCTATTCGAGTCTCAAGTAAACTTTCCCACTGTACCACTGTACCACTTTGAGTTGTGATAGTGTAATCATTGCCTTTAAGAGTAATTACTGCTCTTTCTAATTCAGTGATTGGAGCTTTGGCAGCTTTCATCATCACACCACTTTGTAATCGTAATTTTGCTTTTCGTATAGCTTGTTCTTCTTGGGCATCTGTTAATACCTCATCTGCTGAATCCCTACTCGGTCTCCTAATCGCAAGAAGTGTTCTGGGATCACTAGCTGCCATTGTCACAATGGCAGGAGGAGAACCCCCAACATCTATAACTCCTAGCATAGCAGAAATCCAACCAGGACTTAATTTGCAATCTATTTTGTATGTTTCACCAGAAATAATTGGTCTCGGTGATAATACTCGTTGTCGGGCAAGTAAATACAATTGTTGAGCAACTCTTGCTAATTTGGTAAACTTAGTCTCTGGAACTTCCATTTTTCTGGGATTGATACTAGACACTTCATTCCACAATTGTCTAAACACGCCACTGTATGGTGTAGAAGAATTGTTACCATATTCTTTGACAATCTTGGGAGGGAAAAAGTACACTACACCCGTAGACCAATGCTGATCTACACACCTCATAATAGACATAAATTTTGGTCTAGTCACTCTACCATCTATCACCGCTGCCTCTGGGATAGATCTCATCATAGCTAAATCTCCACCAAAACTTCTTAGCTCATCCAACAGGGCAGAGGCTCTTTCAGCGGATGTTTGTTTAGTTTCTATGATAAAAGGTTTTGGTTGTGTTTTTCCACGAAATACATCCATCGTTGTATACCCCCAGTATTTATTCGTAATCAATGATTCTTCGGCAAAATCCAATGTATCATCTACGATTTTTTGGGAAGGTTTCCATGTTTTGACTCGCTGAGATAGCAAAGCAGCTGTTAAACATGTACACACTTCTTCGGAAGGCCTGTAAGTATCTTCTACGAAAATAACTCCTAGTCTTTTGAACAATGATTCCATCCCGCTAACATATCGTTGAATATCTGGTACAAAACTACCAGGAAGTAATAGTAATTGTATAATTAACGCTTTTAATGCAATCGTTGCTGGAAATTTTTCCGGTACTCCTTTTACACCGGTCAAAAAATTAGGGAATATTACATACTCTGGTCTAAATCTGATAATTTTCTGAATGAGAGATTTATAAGCAGCTGGTGTCAAATTACTCATTTTTCTCTCTATTAATTCGTATTCTTTCATATTATCTTGTAACCAAGGAATCTCTGAGAATGTTTCCTTACTAGTTTGAATTCCAACAGAACGCGATCCTCGTTTTCCAGAAGGTCTCGTCCATTTAATACGACCTTTGGCAACTTTTTTAGTATGTGTTTTAGTAATATTATTTAACACATAAATCACAGATTCATTACCTGGTTGTTTCCATGGTAATGATATAGTTTCACCGGAAAATTCATCCACCACTTCATAATCAGAACTTAATTTCCAAAATCCTCTAATCAATGCTAACGTGTGTTTGATTGCCCTACTCCCTGGTTTCCTAGGAAACATATCCTCTATTTCTTTCCCCGTCCAATAACCATGATGATGTTCTGGATTTCCTTGAATGAGTGTGGATATTTGTTCTTCATCTAGTTTTTCAGAAAACTTTCCTGGTTGTAAAAATTCTATTTCTACATTATCGTCCCCCACGATTTTACGATTATGATAAGAGTCTTCATTGATAAACAACCACGTTTTTCTTTCCTCGATACTCATTTCGTTGAAGAATGGAATACTGCCTAATTTGGTTAAAAACTTAAACCACAATGGTGGAAAATTTCTAATCACATCTAATTTTCCTTGTTCTGGGTAGATGTTGCCCCCTTTGATACGTATAACAGCATTTCTACTACCAGCTGAAGCACCTATGAGTATATCGTTACTTCTTGCTCCTGTAACGTTGACCTTAAAAGCCGCTACTAATTTTTCAGCATGTTTTTCATTTTCTTTGGGAGATGATTTTTCATTACCATCGTCATTTAGATTGTAATGTCTCATTAATGTCTTTTGTAGTTTCCGTTTACCTTTCCTTTCCCACAAAAACTTCACACTCTCTGTTATCATTTTTTCTATTATTTCGTCGGATATTCTGTCTAGATATTTTGATTCACCCGTCTTACAAAAATTGTTGAAGCTGTCCATTTTCTTTTCTTTTTAAATTTTGTTTTTTCATTTTTTTAAAGAAAGATGAAAAAAATCTACATACCTGTGAATAATACTTTTACGTTGGCAAGACTCAGGTTACATCCTTTGTATAACACAATCAAAGGGCGTAGTAAAATGAGTAAATCCAGGTTGATATCGGCTCTAAATAAAGCTATACAGAAGACATCATCTGGTGTACCCACCCCGGCAACTCAACCCACCCCCAGTCAAACATCTAAGAAAATGAGCCCTCCTATGGAAAAATGGGAAAAATGGAAAAAAGAAGCAGAGAAAACATTAATAACAAGATCTGGTGCTCTGCGCTATGAATATAAAGAACCTTCGGTTAATAAAAACCAGATTGCTAAATCTACAATGTCTAGTGTCCCGTGGAAAGATGTTCCCTCGGATTCTAATAGTATTGTTATGTATTACCCGTACAAAGATGATCCGAATGAATACCAAAATAAAAAATTCACTAAATTATCAACTTGTGCTAAATCCTGTAGTAATCATGGAGTTTTTGATA